TGAGATCGAGAAGATCAAAGGGCATCCGAGCTTTTTTCGTATCAAGGCCGGGACTGAAATGCGGGTCATATTTCACCCGTTAACGACGACTCGGTGCGTCGTCCTCGTTATTCGCGACAGGAAGGAAGCCTATCGCGGCATTGGCGGGCTTGACGGCAAACTTCAAGCCGCGCTTCACCGCGTGGAGAGCGACGCCTTAAAGATGCTTGGGATCGGAGGGGCGGTAGGGTAACGCAAGTATTGCCGCCGCCCGGCTAACGCCTCCCTGTCGCATTCCCTCCAGCCCGCTCCAGCAATGGGGCGGGCTTCTCTTCGTGTGGGTTGTCAGCTACTGCCGCTCCGGCCTGTCTCCGTCGCCCCGCTCGCCGTTCCATGCGCGCGCAGCCTCGTCGGCCGTGGGGTAAACGTCGGTGCAGCCTTTCGTGCACCTGACGCGGTAGGCACCGAAAGCATTCTCGACTTCCGCCGCCGCGCCGCAATGACATCGCTTCAGGGCGGCCATGGCTACGCCACCAGCCCGATCGGGTCGTTCGGCGTGTCGATCAGCGTGAACTCATTGTAGCTCGAAATCCCGTCATTGTAGACCTCGAAGCCGAACTTGCCCTCGCCGTTCCAGCCAGCGCCGACGACGTCGTGCATGACTTCCTGATCGATATGGGCCGACCATTCGTTGACGCCGGTTTTTTCGACCTCGACCGACACGAAGCGGCCGTTGACCTTGCCCTCGAACGCGCTCGTGTTGTTGTTGAAGGTCAGCCACTGTCTGACGTAGCCGCTGCCCGGATTGCTGTCGATCTCCATCTTCGCGCCCTTGAGGCTGCCATCGTTGTCGAAAATCCGGATGTCGATAAACCAGTCGGGTGATTCGTCCCGATCAAGGTCGATGCCGATGTCGAACTGATACTGGTAGCCGCTCAGGAAGCCCGGCAGCGGCGTCGCCAGCGTCTCGACGTTGGTGTGCGCGTAGAGCATGACCGAGTCGATCAGCTTGCCCTTGCCGGCCATGTAGTCGAGGGCGTTCCTGGCCTCGAACATCTGCATGCCGTGGCCGCCGTCGCCGCCATAGGGAATGTACTTGCTGGCCTTATATGCCATTTCGGAATCTCCTTCCGTCAGCTCCCGGAGGCCAGCGGTCAGGAGCCGAATCCAGATTTCATGAATGTCCATTGCTGACTCCCCAACGGGCGGATTTGCCCCGGCCGGCTCCGGACGAGCGCAGGCGGCGCAAATCCGGATGGTCAGCGAGCGCTCTGACGGACGGGTGTCAGCGTCCGAGAGCGGTAACGTGTTTTAGTAAAATCAATAGCTTGGCCGAAAGGGGGCATTAACCATCTCCATTTTGTGCGCCTTGTGGCGCAAGGCTTTGAGGGCAGCGCGTTACCGCCCGTTACCGCTCCCGTTACCGCTACGTTCACGTTCGCGCAGGCGAGCCGCTGCGAACCTGTTCGTGGCCTCGATCACGGCCCTATCATAATCGCCGGTCGTGCGGGTGGAACTGTGACCGGCGACCTTCGCCGCATCGTCGGTCGACACGTCCGAAGCGCGGGCTTCCGTGATGCCGGAGGCGCGAAGATCGCGAGCCCATACGGCCGCTGGAATGCCGGCCGCCTTTCGATCCTTCTGCCACCGTTTCTGGAATGGCAATTCCCGGTAGGGCTTTCCAGTCTTCTCTGAAACGACTATCGGGCCTGATCGCTTCTCGGCAGGCCAGTGCTTCAGCTCCTCGATCACCATCGGCGCCTGCGATAGCGGGTAAGAGATCGTCGCTCCAGTGCGGGTAGCGGTCTTCGACGGCGTGTAAGTGATGCGCATCTTCTCGTCGATGTCCTCCCACCGAACACCGAGCCACTTCTGCTTGCGCTCGGCGCTGATGATGTCGGACACCTCGCGCCAGTCCATCGGATACCACTGTCCGATCACGTCCCATAGCCGTAACGTGGTTTCGAAGGCGAGGGCATAGGCGAGAGCACAAGAAGGGCGACCGTCCGCATGCGCGGCCGCGCGCGCCGCGATGACCTGTTCAGCCGTCAGCACGGCCTTGCGGGATCTTGGCGCCGGCAGCTTCCTGCGCGTTTCGCGGAAAATGACAGCAAGCTCCGCGCATCCCTGCTTTCTCAGCATCACGCCGAAACTGATGGCGGCTTCGAGAACCGCGCGCGCCATCGCGGCGGCGGCAAGATGCTTTCCATTCTCGGACCAGATGACGTGCCAGTTGAGAATGTCGACGCCGGTCACGTCGTCGATGTGCCGCGCGCCTATATGGCCTCGCATCCGGCGAAGGTAATGGTTGTAGGGCTTTCGTGAACCGGGCTTCAGCGACCGGTACGGGCTGCGCTCATGGGTTTCGTAGATGTCCAGCAGCGATCGGATGGTGCCATCGAACTTCAGAGGATCTCGGCGGTAGCCTGTCCGCCAGAGAATCATGTCGGCCTGGAGTGCATTGCACTGCGCGACAAGCATCTCGGGATCGCCGGCCAGATGCTTCAGGTTCATGGTTTTTGGCTGGTAGCCAGCGGCGACCGCAGACTCGTCGGCAACCCAAACAGGCGAAAGACCGCTGGCGAGCTTGCGCCACTTCAGGCCCGGCGCTTTGACGGTTTCCATGCGCTGACGTCCTCCACGCCGCGAGCCACTGATGGCGCCCTGATCGCGGTTCCGAGATAATCGTCATAGAACTTGGCGATGAGTTTGACGGGGCGCCCGCCATGAAACTCATCTATTTTGGGGAAACCCGGCTTGCTGGCAAGTGTCGGCAACCGCTCCCGCATCCATTTTTCGGCGGCGTCCTTGCCGACTATGGCTTCGGCGATCTGTCGATCCGTTGCAAACATCGGCAGTTCATCAAGTGTCGGGGCGAGGTCGTCACGTTTCGGCCGGGCGCTCATTCTGCCACCCCGAGCGATTTGAGCAGATTATGGCTGTCGGCCCAACTGGCATGACCGGTCCATGCGGCGAGGAAGCGGGCGAGCCGTTCGCCGTCGCCGGCCGCGCGCATGGCGGCGATCTTGCGGCGGGCGCGCTTGACGGAATCGCGGCGCAGCAGCTTGTGGCTGGCCCAGATGCGATAGCCGAGGAAGTTGACGCCGCGCGATGCCGGCTGGATCGACCATTTGGAGAAGCGCAGGCCGAGTTGCTGCCGCGACAGATCCTCGATCGAGGCCTTCACCCGTCGCAGATGGTCGGGGCAATCGCCGAGCACGACGAGATCGTCCATGTAGCGATACCAGAAGCGCTCGCCGAGGTCCTGCTGAAGATGACGGTCGACGATGCCGCCATAGACGTTGGCGAAGATCTGCGACACGAGACTGCCGATCGGCAGGCCGATGCCGGATCGCGGGATCATCGCCTCGATCAGGCGAAGCGTGGCGGCACAGCTGATCTTGGCCTCGATCATGCGCCAGAGCACGGCCCGGTCGATCGATGCGAAGTAGCGCGAGAAGTCCGTCTTGAGCACCCAGGTTGCGCCTCCCGCCCGCTGCCGGCGGCGCAGCTCCGACTGGACCGCTTTCACGCCGGCATGCGTCCCCTTGCCGGCGCGACAGGCGAAGGTGTTGGGCAGCAGTGTCGCGTCGAAGATCGGGCCGATGACGGCGCAGAGCGCGTGCTGTGCGATACGGTCGCGGAACGGGAGCGCTGCGATCTCGCGGCGCTTCGGGTCCCAGATCAGGAACCGCGTCGGCTCACCCTCGCGATAGCTCCCATCGCGCATCGCGGCCGCGAGGCGATGCAGGTTGAGGACGGCGTATTCCTTGAACTCCAGCCCGGAGGCGGAAAGGCGGCGGCCGCGCCGGGTGAGGCGCCATGCCTCCATCATGTTGGCGTCGGCGGTGATCCTGTCGATGAGATTGCGGCGTTTCTTGCCCATGGCGGCCTCGCGTGCCGGCCGCGGGTTTCGACGCTTGACGGCGCTACTCCCCGCTCTGCCGGACCCAGAAGTGTGTTCGCCGAAGCGGGATGAACGGACCGACCACCCCTGCGGGACTGCCCGCATGGTGAAGGGCCGGCCGGGCCGTGACCTCGGCCGCGCCGGAAAAGGATCGTCGCAGCGGCCGCGCGCGGAAATGTTCCTGTCCGAGTTGTCCGGCCAGTTGTCGAGGTTCGCGTAGCGGGAGCCGGCGTTGTCGCCGTTCCACCAGTTGCCGCCGAAGATCGACGCGCGTGGCATCTCTACCCCGTTCATCCCTTGCCCTTCGCGGTCTTGATCCACTGGCCGAGCATGGCGCCGGTTTCGGCCACAAGGGCCTGCGCGGCCCTGTGCTGGCGCGGCGTGATGGCCCGGACGGCTGGACCCGCCGTGAAGCGCAACCAGAAGCGCAGCGTCGCGAGGTTCGCGTCCGCCGCATAGAGTTTCGAGGGCTGGCCCGACTTGGCCGCCTGATGGAGCAGGGTGACCTGATCGAACAGGACATTCAGGAACGCGTCGCGCGCCACGCCGTGCCGGCGCGGAAAGCGCTGGATGACCGGATAGAGATAGGCGATCGTCTGCTCGTGCTTCTCAACGATCGCCAGTCCCGGCGCGTGCATGTGAGCGTCCCTGATCATGTCGGGTCAGCCCGCGCTTCCGCGCGGCCTATTCAGGCCGCATGTGGCCGCAGCGGCCGCGCGCGGAAATGCTCCTGACCGAGTAGACCGGCCAGCCGCCGAGGTCCGCGCAGCGGGAGCCGGCGCTGCCGCCGTCCCACCAGGTGCCGCCGAAGAACGACGCGCGCGGATTGTCCGGATCGCCGTCCGTTCCCCACTGCCACATGGTGCCTGTGGCGTCGATCAGGCCCCATTTGCTGACGAAACGCGCACCGGCCGCCTCGCCGGTGACGTCCGGCTCCTCGTCCCGCGAACAGCGCTCCTCGACGCCATATGCGGCGGCAAAGAACTCTTCCGCGCCGAGCAGATGCTTGCCGTGATGCGCGTAGATCGCCTGTGCTGTGGCATAGTCAAGCTTCTTGGCCTTGCCGCCGGCCGGCAGGTTAGGAAGCTTCGCGCCGTCGGCGATCGTTGCGGCATAGAGGCTGGTGCCGTCCCGATCATGGTCAACGCCGAGCAGATAGATATCTGCCCAGAAGCGGCCGTCGACAAGCGTCATGCCGCGCGGATCGGGACAGGCCGGGCGAAAGCCGATGTCCCAGCAGGAATATGGGTTGATGGTCCTGCCGAGCGTCCCGCCTCCGCGCGCGGTGGCGTTTGCGAATGACGCGATATGGAAGCCGGCGAAGATCTGGTCGCGGTCGAAACCGGCGCTGATCGGCACGGCCTCGACGCTGCCGTTGTCGGCGAGACGAATGCCGTAGTCCTGGCCGATGCCCGGCTTGTCGAGGTCGATCGGCGTGTCCGTCTCGAAGACGGCGCGGCGATCGGCAGCGGTGACGATGGTGCCGGCCCGGATCGCGATCGCAAGCGGCCCTGTGCAGGCGAGGATCGGAAGCGTGGTATCGGCGCGGTCGATGGCGACCGGTGAATTGACTGCGATGTTCATGGGAGTGTGCTCCGGTTGATTTGAGGGGAGGCGCACCCGCGCTTTCGCGCGGGGTCAGGCAGGCGGCAGGTGATCGCAGCGGCCGCGCGCGGAAATGTCCCTGCCCGAGTGGCCCGGCCAGTCGCCGAGGTTCGCGTAGCGGGAGCCGGCGTCGCCGCCGCGCCACCAGTAGCCGCCGAAGATCGACGCGCGTGGGTTGTCGGGATCGCCGTCCGTTCCCCAGTCCCAGAGGTTGCCCGTCGCCTGCATCATGCCGAAACGGCTGGTGCGCGGCGCGTCGAGGCCTGTGACTTTCGGGTCTTTCCCGGCCGCGGTCTTTTCGGTCACGCCGAAGGCCGCGACGCGGAACTCGTCATAAGTGAGCAGCTGCTTGCCGTGATGGCCAAGGATCTCCTGCGCCGTCGGAAAATCCAGACGCGCGACCTTGCCGTTGCCGCCGATGCGGACGGGCAGGCTCTCGCCGTCGGCGATGGTGACGCTGCAGCGGCTGGTGCCGTCCTTCAGATGGTCGACGCCGAGCTTGTAGATGTCGATCCACGAGCGGCTGCCGTCCGGCAGGACGATCGTGAACATGCCGCGCGGGTCCGGACAGGCTGGACGGAACGACAGGTCCCAGATGGAGAACGGGTTGATGGCCGGGACATCGTCTCCGCCGGCCCGCGCGGCTGCATTTCCGCCCGGCGCGAAGTGGAAGCCGCCGATCTGGACGAGGCCGCTTTCCAGCGGGCCGGGAACAACTGCGTTCGTATCGCGCGTGTCCGGCATGGCGATCAAAGCATTGCCGTCGACGAAGATACCGAAGTCGGAGCCGGGCTTGTGCTCTGCGGCGGGCATGGTGACGACGGTGCCGCCCGCGAAGAGCGTGCCGGCAATGGTGATATCGTCCTGCAAGGCGAGCGACGATCGACCGGTGACGGTGAAGGCGGCCGCATCGAGGCTCGTTTTTGTGAGAACGGGAGCGGAATCGGGTCTGGCTGCTGCGGTGAGCATGGGAGTCTCCGTGGGGTGAGGGGTCAGGATGGTTGGGTGTCCGCCTTCGTCTTGCGAATGGCGTTGCCGCTGGTGATCATGCGATATCCGTCGATGAACTCGACGCAGATCGAGTTCATCGAGCCGCGCGCCGTGACGCGGCAGAGCTGGCCTTTACGGCCCTGCCGGTCCCAGCGGTAGACGTAGGGGTAGGGAAGCATCAGGCGCTCCCTGTCGTTTCGGCGTCGTAGGTTTCGAACCAGGCCGGCATGGGCTCCGGCTCGCCGGGTGTCATCTGCATGAGCGTGCCGACGAAATCTGGCTGGCGCTCGAATGTGACGACCATCTGCCCTCCGGCAGCGAACCTCATCCAGACGCGGGGATTGTCTTCAAGGCGGCGTCGAAAGAGTTCATGGAAGCGCGCGAACAGGCCGATGAGTTCGGGCGCCGCAGTGGCGAAGGCCGCTTCCTGTGCCTCACTACCGCGCGCTATCGCGAGCGGCCTTCGCCATGGAAACGTCTTGTCGATTGTGCAGCGGTAGTCGCGTCCGACGTGATGATGTGTGGTGCTGGCAGCGGCATCAAAAAGGACGGGATGGAACTCGTTGTTCTCTTCGGCCCAATCGGGATGGCGCATTTTCGGCAACAGAAAGCTTCCGGCATTGGTGAGCCAGAGCGCGCCGGGCTGCGCCCATGGCGGCAAGGGGCATTCGTAGCCTTCGCCGCAATAGCTCATGCGGATCGGCTCACGCGGAGCGCATGCTTCGAACAGCACGGTCGGCAGATCGACGGCCATCGGCCTGCTGCATTGGCCTTCGGGATCGCGGACGACAGCCATTGCATGGCCGGATATCGCCGCGATCATGGCTCCGCCCATGGCGCAGGGCTCGATGAAAATGCTTCCGTCGAGGAATTGCAGCGGAGAAGTGCGGCGCGCGTAGTCCACGAAGGGCTCCATCGCCCAAATGATACCCGGATCGACCCAGGCAAGGCCCACTTCCAGCCTTTTGTCTTTCGCGATGTCCGTCATCACCGTGCCTCCATTGCGGAGAACCGGGCCGTCGCCTGCTGGATGGCCATCTCGATCATCTCGACGCAGCCGGCCGGAGGAAGGCTGTAGACCCTGCGCGAGACGAGCATCGCGGACAGGACGGCGCTCTCGACGACGACCATCAGCTCGGAATGGCTCTTCGTCTCGCGCACGACTTTCATGACGAAGTCGTGCGCAAGCTCGTTGTGCTTTTCGGCGGGGGTCATGGGCGCACCGCCCAGACGAGGCCAATGTAGAGCGTGACGAGCAGGATGCCGACCATGCAGCTGAGCAGCACGAGTTCGATCAGGCTGAACATCGGCCGGGCGGCAAGCGGCAGAAGCTCCGGCTCGTCGTCGAAGGCGTTCGATCCATCCGGCCATGGCTTTGCGTGGATCGCCTCGCGGGGATCGAGAGTTTCGGGGCGGCGGTTGTCGTTGGTCATGTCGCCAGCGCCATCAGCAGGAGGGCGCTGCCGGCGAGGCAGACCATCAGGGAGATGAACGCCGCGGTGTCGTGGATAAGGTCGCGCATCGCCGGCGAGCCTCACGCGACCTGACGGACGGCGCGCGCATTGGCGATGTCGCGGGCGCGGCGGGCGAAGGCTGCGATCTCGGCCCCGGTAAAACCCTCATTGGCGAGGGCATCCTCGTCGACGACCCGGCCCGTGGCGCGGATGTCGAGCATGACGGCGGCCATCCGCTCGACGGTGGCCGGCTTCCGGAAAGGATGTGACATGGTTCAGCTCCATCGCGGGATTGCGATGGGCGTTTTCGTACAAGATGTACGATTTCAGGTCAAGTACGTTTTGTACGATTGCTATTGAAAGTCGTACTTTACATAAACGTTAATCCGAAGGTCGTACCCATAGTCGGGGTGTGGTTCGATCGAGCAGAATTCGCCATACAGCCGATCTTCCTCATCTGTCTCCTGACCAACTTTCCACGCCATGCCCTTTGAGAGATAGCCCAGCAAGGCGGACTTCTTGCGCCCGTCTGGCTGAATCCACTTGCCAAGCACCTTGATGGCGTAGCTGTCGAAGGCGTTGCCCGGATCACGCTGAAGCCGGATGCCGATGTGCTCTTCAAGCAGATCAAACGAGGCCGCCTCCATCGCTGCCTCGTAGAAGTCACGACAATTCTCAATGTGGTGCTGTACGCCCACGACAAGCGTGTCTTCGATTAATAGATCGAGATCGAGATAATCCATGATGCCCTCCCAAGCTTCCGCTCGGGAGTGTAAATCAACTCTACCGGGTGTCCATATTTACTAGAGGTCGGTGATAACTCTGCGAACACGACCGAAGACGTACAGGTCATCTGCAATTGCAATCGACATGTGGTCTGGGTTTGTGGAGAAGGGTTGCATCATCTCGGGATTGCGCTTGTAGCGCTTGAAAGTCGCTGCACCGCCGCCCTGTTGGAACACATAGTATCTGCCGTCCAATAGTCTATCATCTGCGCGATTGACTATAATGGTCGATCCGTCCGGAGCGACCCGATTCATCGAATCGCCGTCCACACCAAGCGCTATCCAGTCTCCCGCCGGCAGGTCGGCCACCTGCACCCATCGCTCAATGTCGGCGGCTGTGACGCCTGGCTGCTCCCGAAGATTGCTTGCGCTGACCCATGAAAGCACCGGGATACGATAGAGGCCAGGAAATTCCAAATCGCTCCTGTCGCCGTAGAGAATCCAACCGGCTTCGACGCCGAAATGCCGAGCGTATTTTTCGGCAGCCTTGCGAGATATGGTCCGATTGCCATTTTCATGGCTCGTCAGCGTGTTTTGATTGATGTCGCGGAAGGCGCGCGACGCATCAGCCGGATTCTTGAAGCCGGCCTTGGCTCTTGCTAATTGAAGCCGCTCTCTCGGTTGCTGTCTCATTCGTACATTTTGGCCGATTTCCATCGTCCAAGGTGTACGATGTTGGCTTGACCCGACGTCGTACGTATTGTACGAAATCGTCGCCATGACAGAACCATGCTCCATAACTGACCTCATTGACGCGTGGCCGACAATCGTCGAGTTCGCTGCTGATGTTGGGTGCGGTTACGAGGCGGCGCGGCAGATGCGTCGCCGCGGAAAGATCGCTCCGGAGCACTGGCAGGCTGTTATCCATGCGGCGGAACGCCGTGGAATTACCGGCGTGACATACGCGTGGCTCGCGCACCGAAGATTATCGTCTTCAGCAGGAGCCGCCGCATGAGCGTCCGCGCCGCCTCCCGTTTCCAGCATTCCGCGCAACGCGCCGCGCTGGCGCATCGTCTTTTCCCCGAAGTCCCTGCTGCCGCAACGATCCCCTGCGGACGGGACACGGCCGGCGGCGACAACTCCTCCGCGCCGCCGGCCGTCCATTCCGCCGATTCGCCGGCCACCTTCGACGTCACGCTGTCGGCAGATCTGCTGCTGACGCTGCGCATGGCCGCGGCGGCCGAACAGATCGGCGTCGGCGAGGCGCTGCGCCGGGCCATCGCCTGCTATGCGGACGGCCTCGGCCTGCAGGTGCTCGCCACGGCGCTCGACCTCGATCCGGAACTGGCGATGGAGTTCCGCCAGCGCGCCGGGCTCAGCCGTTTCAAGGGAGCAAGTGTCACATGAGCCTCGCGCGCCGCATCGCTCGCGCTGCTCGCTGGCGCTCCGGGTGGGCGGGCCACAAGGCCCGACGCCTGCCTTTTCGATTGCACGCCTGCGGCGGCGCGGCAGGGCTTGCGGCCTTCGGCCGTTTCTTTCGTTTTCCATGCGGTCCCCCGTGAGGAAAGTGACCGCCGCACAGTGAATCGCCAGACCTTTTCCCGCCACGGGAAAACGACGCCGGATTTCCCGGCGCGGGAATGCTTTTGCGCCTTGAGAGGAGGCCTCGATGATCGAATTCACGGAGCGCGTCGAGCGCAAGCTGCGCAACGCGCAGGCCGAACTGGTGGCCGAGGCCGGCGTCGGCAAGGTGATGGACATCACCAACAAGTCAAAATCCGTCGTCTACCGATGGGGCGACGCCGACGCGCCGGACCTCATGTCGCTGCCGGAGGCGATGCGCGTTGAGGGCTATGTGCGCAGGCCGGTGGTTTCGCTCGCCATGGTGGATTTCCTCGGCTGCGAGATCTCCGGCGCTCCCGCGCGAGAGACGGTCGCCGGCTCGCTCTCCATGCATGCGGCCGAGCTGGTCGAGCATGTCGGCCGGCTGGTCGTGGAGGTGGCGCGGGCGAAGTCCGACGGCGTGCTCACCATTGCGGAAGCAACCCGGCTGCTCGACCTGCTGGCGAACGCCGAGCGGATCATGCCGGTCATCAAGGACTCGCTTGTCGCCGTCCAGGTCGGCGGACCACTCAAGGTCGTGGGGGCCGGCTGATATGGCACACCCGAATTCGGCCTATTCGGAGATCGAGCGGGCGGCGATCGGCGGATGGCTGATGGACGGCCTTTCCGCCAGCCGCATCGCGCGGGAGTTCTGCCAGAAGTTTCGTTATGTCTCGCGGAACGCCATCATCGGGGTGATCCATCGCGATGCGGACCTTTCGCGGATCGGGTTCGCGGCGAAGCGCCCCGGCCCCGCCGCGCGCTCGCCGAAGGACGGACGCGGCAAGGTGCAGAAGGTGGTCGCGGCGCGGGTGCGCAAGGCGGCTGCGCCGAAGATCCGCGATCCGAACCCGAAAGCATTGCCGGCGCCGCCGAAGGCGTTTTCGCTGCCGGAGCCGAAACCCTTCGTAAACTTCGCCGCCTATGACGCCGGCTCGCGCCGGCTGCCGCTGGTCGATCTCGACCGGCATGACTGCCGCTTCGCCGTGAACGACGCCGCCCCGGGCGAGGAGCATCTGTTCTGCGGGCATGCGATAGCGCCCGGTTCTCCATACTGCCCGCACCATACCGCCCGCGCTTTCAATGGCGTCGTCTCGGAGGCGATGCGTCGCGGCGACATCTTCCGGCAGCGGAGGATCGCATGACCTTCAAGCTTCAGGAAAACATGCAGATCGGCATCCGCGTCACGGCGCGGACGCATGCCGCGCTGGCGAAGCGGGCGACGGAGATGGGCGTCTCGACAACGGGCTACGCCAAGCTGCTGTTCGAAGCGGGCTTTGCCGCGAGGGTCGGGCAGGAGAGGGCCGAGCCTTCGGCCGACGCCGAACTGGACGATCAGGTGCGGCTCGTCTTCGCGCTCGCCGGACAGGGCAGCACCGCCGCGATCAGCAAGGCGACCGGCGTGCCGGAACCGCGCGTTGTACGCATCCTCGACGCATGGAGGCAGGCGTCGGCTGGCCGCGCGCCCTCCGCCGCGGCCGCGCCGGCGTCGACGACTGGCGCACAAAGCCCGCCGTCCGGCGGGCGTCCGGACTTTCCGGCCGCGCTGATCGGGAAACTGTGGGCGGAGGGACTGACGGCGAAGGCCATCGCCGCCCGCATCGGCAAGCCGGTCAGCTCGCTCGAAATGTGGATGACCAACCACCGCGACATCTGCCCGAAACGGAGGAATTCATGAGCCTCGAACAGGATACGGCCGGGATCGCCCTCGATCCGGCCGATCTCGATCTGGCGGCCGATGCGGCTGTTGAAAAGAAACTCTCCGGCAAATGGGCGCGGGTCAACACGCGACAGAACCTCGACGCGCTGCATGCCCGGCTGACCGATGGCCGGCTGCAATGGGAAGCCGAGATCGCAGCGGCGCGGACGGACTGCGCCAGGGCGGTCCGAGCGGCGGAAGCGGAACGCGACCTGCGCATCGCCGCCGCGCGCGAGGAACTGCGCGAGATCGACGAGGTGAGCGCGGCGATCGATCCGTGCCGCCGCCGGCTGGCGGAGGCGCAATCGTGAATGCGCCATTCGATCCGTCCGACCCGTTCGATGTCGCCTGCGAAGAAATGCGCAAGGCTTTCGCCGATCTCGTCATTGCGGCCCATGCCGGCAACGGCATGTTCACGCGGCTTGATGCACGCGAGCAGGTCGGAGCGGTTCTCTGCGGCGGGCTGACCGGAGTTGTCGGCGTGCTGATGTCCATGACGACCGAGGCGAGCCGCGCCGACCTGATGGAAGCCATCGCCGACTATCTGCCGACGGCCCGCGAAAACGCCGAATCCGTGACACTGGAGGGCCTGCATTGAACGACGCGCTGGCCATCGTCGACGCTTCCGGACTTGCGCAGACGGTCGAGCGCGCGCGGGCGCTGCTGGACGAGGGCGACGTGATCGCCGCCCGGCTGCTCGCCTCCGGCGCATACGATCAGGCCAAGGCCGCCGCCGGCTATGCCGAGCGGTTCAAGGCCGGCGAGCGGCTGATCGGCAAAGCGCGGCAGCTCCAAGGCGATGCGCTGCTTATCGAAGCAAGAGCCAAGGTGCGGCTGGCGGACGAGTACGACGCTGCGCAGGCGGCGGGCGAGGTCCGCAAGCCCGGTCAGCGTGGAAAAGCTGTCGCGGACGATGACAGCATTTCTGCGCCGAAAGTGGACGATCTCGGTCTTTCACGGCAGGAGGTTCACGAAGCCCGCAAGCTGCGCGATGCCGAGCGCCGCGCGCCGGGGATCGTCGAGCGCGCCATAGCGGCGCGGCTTGCCGCGGGGCTGGAGCCCAGCCGCGCCAATCTGCGCGCCGCCGTCGGCACCGCGACCGCGACGAAGGAAGAGCGCGGCCACAATCTCTACGAGACGCCGCCGGAGGCGATGCGCGTGCTTCTGGCATGGATGCGCTTCGCGCCGAACGTCTGGGAACCGGCCTGCGGCAGGGGCGCGATCTCGCGCGAGATGGAAGCTGCGGGCTACGACGTCTCGCTCTCCGATCTTGTCGACTACGGCACGGCGACGAAGCACGGCGAGTGCCAGGACGTGCAGGATTTTCTTGCGACCGAGGCGCGGCCGGATCGGCCCGACATCGTTACCAATCCGCCCTATGGCGGCACGCTCAACGCCTTCGTCGCGCATGCGCTGCGTGTGCATCGCCCGCGAAAAATGGCGCTGCTGCTCAACCTCAATTTCCTCGCCGGCTTCGACGATCCCGACCGCTGCTTCGCCATGGACGAGCATCCGCCATGCCGCGTGATCGTGTTCACGCGCCGTCTGCCGATGATGCACCGCGATGGATGGGACGGGCCGGAGGCCTCCAGCCGGATGAACTGCGCATGGTTCGTCTGGGAACTGGACGAGGCGACCGACAGCTACGATGCCGGCGGCAAGCGCGACACGCTGCTGCTGCGCATCGACTGGAAAACATTCGAGAACACGGCTCCCTGCGGGCCGCTGGAATCCCAAGCGAAAGCCTCCGAGGACAACGGTGCGACTGGATCGGACAGCGAGGTTCCGACCGACAGCATGGCGGGAGAGGCGAGTAGGGTCGATGCCGGCCGGACGGCATCTGCAACGTCTGAGAGAATGGACGCGACGGGCGGAGAGAGTGCCGCAACCTTCTCATTCCCGATCACATGGCATCAGCCTTATGAAGGCGGCCGTCTGCTCGCAAAATCCGGAGAGATCGAACTCGGCGCGGTGTTTCCGGACGGGGACACGGGGCGGTGCACATGGTGCTTCTGGCTTGGCAGAAGCGCGGCGCCGCCGCACAAGCACGCGCGCACCGTCGAGGCCGGAAAAAAGGCGCTGACGAAGGAATGGCGCGGCTTTCTCGGCCGCGCCGGACTGGCGGTGGCCGCATGAGCCCGATCCGCAAAGAGGTCACCATCGGCGACTGCCGGCTTATTCTGGGCGATTGCCTGACGCGCCCTGACTTCTCCCCCGCCATGCTGTCGTTCTTCCTGCGCGCGCGGGCGCATTTTGCGCATGGGAACCGCGACGCCGAAGGCGCGCAGAAGGGAAAGCATCCGGCCCGCTGCGGCTTTCAGGCCACGGCGAAGCGCGAGAAAGCCATGTGGCGAAAGCTCGCCCGCGTGACCCATGCCGAGATGGAATTCGCATGGATGGGGCGGCTGCTGTCGCCGGCGCCACGCGCCCGCCTGTGGGGCGCGCTCGGCCATGTTCCGGGCGACTACGGCATCCTGCTCACCCATGGCGGACAGGAGCGCGCCGATGGCTGACTTCGACCACGACGCCTTCGCCGAAGCCTTCGAGGCCCGCCTGTCGGCCATCGGCTACACGGCCGACCGGGCCGTGCAGAAGTGGCCGGACACCGACAAGGCCATGATCAGCCGCGCCCGCAACGGCAAGCCGCTGTCGTCCGGAAACATGCTGCTGCTCTGCCAGATGGCAGGGCTCGACCCTTTCGCCTTCCTGATGGTGAAACACAAACGGCGCGTGACGCGGAAAACCATTCTGAAACAGTTGGTTACAGTGCCCGTCACCCGTGAAACAGAATCGTCAACCTCACGCGGCGCACCGGAGGCTTCGCCTCCAGCCGCTCCGGCGGCGCGCGGCATGAGCCGCGACGCCCGGTCGGGCTTGCGGCCTTCGGCCGAAAGGAACCAGCCATGACGGAACCGAGCCGATCCGTGCTCATCCCGGCGCGCGCCGGGCAGTGGATGCAGACCTTCACCGGCCGGCGCTTCTGGCCGCTCGACCCGCGTCCGGAAGACATCCATGTCGAGGATATCGCGCACGCGCTCTCGCTCCAGTGCCGCTACGCCGGCCACTGTGTGAACTTCTACTCGGTCGCCGAGCACAGCGTGCTGCTCGCGGAGCATGTGGCCGATCCGTTCAAGCGCTGGGCGTTGCTGCATGACGCGAGCGAGGCTTACCTCGTCGACATACCGCGACCGGTGAAGGGCGATCTCGCCAACTATCGCGAGATAGAGACGCGGGTGATGGCCGCCGTCTGCGAGCGCTTCGGCCTACCGCCCGACATGCCGGACGAGGTCGCCGAAGCGGATTTCCGCATCATCGGCGACGAGCGCCGCAACCTTTCCGCCTGCGAGGCGGCATGGATCGACCCTCCTGAACCGCTCGGCCTCCAGCTGAAGCTCCTGTCGCCGCGAGATGCGGAAAACGCCTTCATCGTCGCGTTCGAGAGGCTGTTCGCATGAAAGCCTCCGATCTCGGCAGCGCACAGCGTCTGCTCGAACAGCTTGCCACGACGCGCGGCATGCTCGGGCGGCTCGAATCCGGCGCGGCGATCTCCCTCGTCGTCGGCGAGGGGAGTGACGCCAGCGCGCTCCACCTGTCGGCGAAATATGTCGACGGCCTGAGGCGCGACATTGTCGGCAGCCTGCAACAGCGCGAGCGGCAGATCATCAGCCAGCTTTCCGCGCTCGGCGTGGAGCCGGACTGATGTCGGCCCTGCGAAAACCGTCATCCGCGCCGCCCGATCGCCCGGCGCGCGTGCATGTCAGCTTCCCGATGACGCTGTCGGGCCGCCTGCGCATGCTGGCGGCGGAGCGCCGCGAACATACGGAAGCAATGATCGTGGCGCTGGTCGACTATGTGGAGGCGCACGGTCTCGCCGACGACATGCTGGACGCCATGCGCGGGGAAGCTCGGCCGGGGCAGGGGCGCATCACGGCGGGTGGCGAGACGCTGACGCACAACCAGGCGGCGGTCCTCTTCCTCGTCGGCGAGAACACGGAGGCGGACGGCGTGTGCCGGCTGTCGCTGGACAAGCTCTCCCTGCTGACCGGGCGCGGCCATAGCGCGGTCGGCAACGCGGTCGCCGCCCTCGTCCGCTTCAGGATGATCGAGCGGGACGTGGCGGCCGGACGGGGCAAGCTGCGCGCCTGTCGCATGACCGCTGCGGGGCATGTCGCATGGCACGATCTGGCGAGGGGCGAATGACGGACGGTCAGCAACTCGCCGCCATCCGCACCGACCTTGCCGCCATCGCGCCCGGAAAGTGGCAGCGCGCCGCCGATGCCGACGGCGAGTTCGTCGAGGCGATGGGCGATATGGGCGAGATCGTGCCGATCTGCCGCATCCATCCTGCCGCGAGCGAGGCCGAGCGTCGGTTCCTCGCCGCCGCGCCGGACATGGTGCGCTTCCTTCTGGCGCTCATCGACCGGGCCGCCGACACGGTGAGGCGCCTGCGCGCGCCGGCGGAGGGGCAGGACGGCAGCAGGGCGGATTCCCCGCATGACGTGAAGGACCGGCACGGCCTGCGCGGCAAGGACTATGCCGCGCAGGCCGCAATGCAATGCGCGTCGCCGGCCTTCCTGCGCTTCCTCGCCGACAGGCACGGGCTGGAGCCGCCGCTCACCGAAGGGCGCGCGGCGCAAAAGGTGCGCTCGCTCTGCGGCGTGACCAGCCGGCGGGAATTCAACGACGGCGACGCCGCCGCGGCGCGCTGGAAAAGCCTGATGGCGGAATTCGAGAACTGGAAGAGGGCGGGATGACACCACTCGCACAACAGATTGTCCGTGAACTGACGCTGCCGAAAGATCGAAGGACGATTGAGGATCGTTGTGGACTCTTGAGCATGATGGATGACATCCACTGCTTTGAGATTACCGATGTTCTGCCGTTGGTCATCCAGTGCCTAACCTCGATTGTACGAGGGGGCGGGATGGATGAGGCTTTAGCGTTTTTGCCGGCGCCGAAGACCTGGATCGAATGGCGTCTCCACGATGGTTCCCGTGTCGGCTACCTTCTTGATGCGGGTCGCGACGCGCTGGCGCCTCAATCATGGGCCGCGTTGATGGTACCTGGACAACGCATCGTTACGTTGAGCGAGTCGATCTCTTTGCCTTTGCTACAGCGCGAAAGTGAAGGTTTTCCCAATCCTACTAAAGCAATTGAAAAGTGGGTTGAGAAAACCGAGTTATCTTCGGTGGGCCTATGCCTCGGCGCGATCCCGATCATCAACACGCCACGCGTCATCGGCCGCCGTCAGCATATGCCGCATCGTGGTCTGGAGCGTGCTCTTGTCCGCGCGCGGCCGATGGTCGGGAAATTTCCGCTGCACGCATGGACGGAAATCCTTCTCCGCGTTTCGCCGCCCAAGGATGCGAGTGGAGAGGCGTCGAACGAAGCTCACCTGACAGGACAGCGCGCGCTCCATTTCTGTCGTGCACATCTCCGCATCCGCATGGGAAAGCTGGAGCGGGTGTCCGCACACTGGCGGGGTGACGCTGCACTCGGCATCAAGCGCAGCCGCTATCTGGTGTCATCATGAGCGCGTTCCTACTCGGCATAGGCTTCCGCGCCGACATGGGTGACGCCGAGAATAAGGGTGACACGTTGTCACCCTTAGAGACCGTCATTGTGCGCGCAAAAGTGCGCTTCAGCTCTGCGATATTGGTGATGGGCCGGCAATGGGCCGGCATGGACCCACAAACAAGGGTGACACCGTGTCACCCTTGGAGAGCGGGGCTGGCATGAGTCACGCCGCGACGAAGTGGGCTTTCGACCAGCCCGAATTGCACCGGGACATGAAGCCATCCGAATGGGCGGTGCTGATGGTGCTTGCCGACTGCCACAACCCGGTGAACGGCTGCTTTCCCAGCCAGGACTACATCTGCGCGAAGACCAATCTCGGCGAGCGGGCGGTGCGCGATCAGCTGTGTCGTCTGCGCGAGCGCGGATTGATCGACTGGGATAGCGCGCGGGAGAACGGCCGCCGCGGCTCGAACCGCTACATCCTCGGCTTTGAGCCGGGATTTCAACCGGCAAAATTTGCCGGTAGCTCAACCGGCGAAATCGAGCAGGTTCAACCGGCAGATTCCGACAGTTTCAACCGGCAAAATTTGCCGCCTAACCCTGTAAGGGAACCAGTAAAGGAACCTGAGAGAGGGCGCGAGCGCGAGGATCAGAAATCCGAAACGGAAAGACGCCGGGAAGTCGCGATCTGGCTGAAGCGGCACTTCACCGGCTGGCCGGGGTATGCGGTGCAGTCGGAGAGCGAGGCGATCCGGCACGCCGTGGCGCTCTCGGCGGAGGAGCGAGACGCGGCGGTCGACCGCATGGCTGACTATCTCGCCGCCGAAAAACGGGAGAAGGCGCGCTGCGCCTACAGCGTCTACCTCGCCGAAAAGCGCTGGGAACGGCTGCCGCCGAAACAGCCCGAACCGGAAAAGCCGGCCTATGCGCCGGCCTTCGGGCCGGTGTGGGGCGCGATCCGCATGGCCGATCTGGTCACCGGGCCGAAGGCTGCCACGCCGCTCAAGGCGTGGGAGGTGCGCGCGGTCGAGGAAGGGACGATCGACCGCGTCCGCACCGAACGCGAGAACCGGCGGCGTGGCGGTTGGCCGAAGGTCAACGCCATGGACGCGGCGGCGGAGACGCGCGGCGTCGGCGTTACCGCGCCTAAACCGGACGAGGTGGCGCTCGGCGCGCTGATGGAGCCCGTGCCGGTCGGATCGCCGCTGCTGGCGGAATGGCGGGCCGAGTTCGAGCGGCAGGGCTGGCCGTGGCTCCCCGATCCCGGCCGCATGCCGGTGATCTACTTCCCGGCAGGCGGGCCGGCGGCGTTGGGTGAATTCGAGGCGGCGATAGCAGCGGCAAAAGAGGGTCAACCGGATGCTGGCGGTGCATGTGAAGCGGCCGAGTGATAGCAATCCCCGCTGGGTATCCGAACGCTATATTGCGCGTTCGTCGTCCGAGATCGCGATGATCGGGTGGCTCCGGGCGCAAGCGCGCGACCGCAGGCCCGATGGTATCAGAGGCGGCCCGTTCTGGTATCTCGTGTCGGTGCGGCCCGGCAGCGAGACGGAAGTGGCATGGCGCATGCTCAAGGACAGGCAGAGAGCGTTCTGTCCGCGCGAAAGAGTTGTGGAAAAGAATCCAAATGGAAAGGGCAATCGAATCGTCCGTCGGGTGATGTATCCGGGTTACGTGTTCGTGCTGCTTGCTCCGGGTGAAGTGTGCTGGGAAGGCATCCTGACCTATGCTGGCGTTGACCGGCTGGTGCCCACTAACGATCGTCCATCGCGTCTCGCCGAGCCGGAAATGGCGGAAATCATGGCGGTCACGCGCGTGCGACCGCATCGCAAATCGAAAGCGCCATCGCTATTCCTGATCGGGGATCGGGTGATGATCAAGGACGGCCCCTTCTCGTGGCATCACGGCGAGGTCGTGCGTCCCGATGACGATCGTGGCCGACTTGTCGTCGATGTGCCTGTCTTCGGTCGCGGCGTGGAGATCAGTCTGTCGCTTGACCAGGTGCAAAGACTCCGATAGCGGAATCACCTCAGAACATTCGGATCGTATCGGGGCTGCGCAGTGAGCGTGTAGGTTCCGTCGTCCGGCCCAGGACAGAGACTGCCACCCTATGTGGTCAGCATGTCCGCGATGGGGAAGATTCCTCAAATTTCAATATGTCGGGGTAGAGCAGCCCGGTAGCTCGTCAGCCTCATAAGCTGGAGGTCGGCGGTTCGAATCCGCTCCCCGCAACCAAACCGATGTCGCCATCATGAGCAGAGAGACCATGCCATGGCGGCGCTGGTACAAGACCGCGCGCTGGCAGGCGTTGAGGCTGGAGGTCTTCCTCCGCGATCTCTACCGCTGCAAGCGCTGCGGCCATGCCGACGGCAACACGTCGAACCTCGTATGCGATCACGTGAAGCCGCATCGCGGCGATGAACGGCTCTTCTGGTTGGAGAGCAACCTGCAAACCCTCTGCAAGCCCTGCCACGACGGCGAGAAGCAGCGCGAGGAGCAGGAGAGCAGGCACCGTCGCGGGGTCTGGTACTGACCGGCCAAGGGGGGGGGCGGGTCGAAAGTCTGGAGGGCATGGGGCCCCGGACCGGTTGGGGCTCATTCGCGGATTTTTTGTCATGGCATCCGAGAATTTCGACCTCTTCGGCCATCCTGTTCGTGAACGGCACGGGCAGCGGGGCCGCCCTCCGTATGAGCCGACCGACCGGGATCGCAACAAGATCAAGCTGTTGCTGGCGCTGGGATGGAGCACGGCGCGGATAGCGAATGGCGTCGGCATCTCGCTGGCGACCGTGAAGCGGTATTTTAGAGCCGAGCTGAAAAAGCGCGACGAGATGCGCGACCGGCTCGAAGCGCGCCGCTTCGAGATCGTCATGGACCTCGCGAACCACGGCAATGTCGGGGCGCTGAAGGAACTCAGCAAAATGCTGGAGCGCAACGACCGCATGGAGATCGAGCGCCAGATGGCGGCCAAGCCGAGCGAGCCGTCCCGTCCTGCCGAACGACCGGGCAAGAAGGCGATAGACGAACAGCGCGCCATGGCCGCCGACGCAGACCTGATGGCCGAGCTGGAAGCCGAAGCAGCGCAGAATGTCACCCACTGACGCCCTTCCTCGCTTCGCCTGCCCGGACTGGTGGGAGCGACTTCAAGCCGGCCAGACGCCCATGGCGGAGGTTCCGCTCAACGAGGAAAAGGCCGCCCGGGCGCTCGCGTTCTTCAACCGGCTGCGGCTGCCGGACGTCCCTGGCAATCCTCCGCTCGCGGAAGCCTGCGGCGACTGGTTCCGGGAAATCCTGTGCGCGTTCCTCGCAAGCGAGGATCCGGACACCAGACAGCGGCTCGTCTGGGAACTGTTGTGCATGGTGCCGAAGAAGAACTCGAAGACGACTTATGTCGCCGCGCTCGGCCTGACAGCCCTCTTCCTTGAAGAGGCGCCGAACCGGCAGATGCTGATCGTGGCCCCGAGCCAGAACATCTCCGAACGCGGATTCGACCAGGCGCAAGGCATGATCCGGCTCGATCCACGCCTCGATGCCATCTTCAGGGTGCAGGATCACATCAAGTGCATCACACGGAGAAAAACCGGCACGAAGCTGGATGTGAAGACCTTCGACACCGCGATCGTCACGGGCGAGATTCCGATCCTGACGATCGTCGACGAACTGCACGAACTCGGCAAGAAGGCGAAAGCCGCCGCCGTCATGCAGCAGATTCGCGGCGGCGGCATCACGAAGCAGGGCGGCCAACTGCTGATGATCACGACGCAGTCGGATGAGCAGCCTGCCGGCATATGGCGCACGGAACTGAAGAAGGCGCGCCAGATCCGCGACGGCGTCGGCGGCTCGAATCCCATCCTGTTGCCGGTGCTCTACGAGTTTCCCGAGAAGCTGCAGCGCAACGAGGAGTTCTGGCGCGACCAGCGCAACTGGCCTCTTATCCTGCCGAACAACAATCGCTCGATCGATCCGCAGCGCCTCGCCGACGACTACGAAAACAACGGCAAGGCGACCAAGGAAGCCGAACTGATCTGGACGAGTCAGCATCTCAACATCGAAATCGGCGTAGGCATCGGAAGCGACAGCTGGCGCGGCGCGGATTACTGGCCGGATCGGGCAGACAGTACACTGTCGCTGGAGGAGCTGATCAAGCGGTCGGAGGTGGCGACGGTCGGCATCGACGGCGGCGGGCTCGACGATCTCCTCGGCCTGGCGGTAATCGGGCGCGAGATGGGAACGCGGCAATGGCTGGTGTGGAACCATGCCTTCGCGCATCCGAAAGTGCTGGAAATCCGGAAGGACATCGCGGCGAAGCTGCTGGATTTCGAGGCGGAAGGATCGCTCACCTTCTGCGAGGTGCCTGACGACGTCGCCCGCATGGCCGATTTCGTGCAGCAGGTGCTGGGAGCCGGCCTGCTTCCTGACAAGAACGCCGTCGGCTTCGATCCGAACAATATCGGCACGATCGTTGAGGAACTGGCGTCCCGCGGCATAACGGAGCCGATGTTCCGGCGCCTCGCACAAGGTCCGGCTCTCGCGCCCGCCCTGTGGGGACTCGAACGGAAACTAAGCGATGGCACCGTGTCGCATTCCGGCCTCGGACTGATGAACTGGGTCATGGGCAACGCCAAGGTCGAGATGAAGGGCAACAGCGCCATGATCACGAAGCAGGTCTCGGGCCGCGCCAAGATCGACCCGCTGATCGCGTCGTTCTGCGCCGCCATCCTGATGAGCTGGAATCCCTCGGCTCGCGGCGTGTCCTTCTGGGAAGCGGCATAGGACTAGGATCGTATGGGCTTCTGGACGAGACTATTCGGAGGCGAGCAGAAGAGCGCTACGCTGGGCGAGTTGCATCGGCTGAATTTCGGGACGGGGCGCGAAGCGTCGTCCGGAGTGATCGTGACGACGCAGGCGGCTCTGGAAGTGTCGACCGTGCTGGCCTGCTGCCGCGTGATTTCCGAGGGCGTCGCACAGGTCCCGTGGCATGTCTATCAGGAGAAGGATGGCCGGAAGCGGATTGTTTCCGGGGGACTCGACAACCTTCTCTATCGTCGGCCGAACGCATGGCAGACCAGCTTCGAGTTTCGCGAAACATTGATGTTCCACGTCATCCTGACCGGCAACGCCTATGTGTTCGTCAATCGCGTCGGGCCGGATCGGGAGATCACAGAGCTGATCCCGATCGAGCCGAAGCAGGTCGATGTCAAGCAGAATCGCGATATGTCGCTGGAGTACCGTGTCACGTCGGCGCTGACCGGAGAGCAGAAGCTCTTCGCTGCGGATGCGATCTGGCATCTGCGCGGTCCGTCGTGGAACTCGTGGCTCGGTCTGGATGCCGTGAAGCTGGCGCGCAACGCGATCGGGCTGTCGTCGACATTGGAGCAGGGACAGGCCGAATTCCAGAAGAACGGAGCGCGCTCGTCAGGGATTCTGGCTGTCGAGGGCAATCTGAGCGCCGATCAATACGAGCAGCTGTCGAAGTGGCTCGACCGTCATCAGGTCGGCGGCGACCGGTCGGGAAAGCCGCTGATCGTCGACCGCGCCTCGAAGTTCCATACGCTCAACGCCTCCAGCGTCGATCAGCAGCTCCTCGAAACGCGCAAACACCAGATAGAGGAGATCTGTCGCGAGTTCCGGGTATTCCCTCAGATGGTCGGCCATGCCGGAGACCAGACGCCGACATTCGCCAGCGCCGAGCAGTTCTTTCTCGCACACGTCGTTCATACGCTGATGCCCTGGTATCAACGTACCGAGCAGTCCGCCGACGTCAACCTGCTCACTGATGACCAGCGGCGCGCCGGCTTCTACACCAAACTCAATCCCAATGCCCTGATGCGCGGCGCTGCGAAGGATCGGGCAGAATACTACGCGAAAGGGCTCGGTTCCGGCGGCTCGAAGGGCTGGCTGACGCAGAACGATGTCCGGGGCCTTGAAGAGATGGAGCTGAGCGCCGAGCCGGAAGCCGACAAGCTGCCTCAGCCCATCGCGAAGCCCGCCAATCCTTCGGAGAAACCAGCATGAAGCAGGACCTCTTCTTCGCACCGCTGGAAGTGAAGTTCGCCGACGGCGATACCGCGATCGGCACCTTTTCCGGCTATGGCGCGGTGTTTGGCAATGTCGACGCCTATGGCGACGTCATCCTGAAAGGGGCGTTTCGGGAAACGCTGAAGGAGTGGAAAAAGCAAAAGCGCTTGCCGCCCATGCTCGTCCAGCATGGCGGCTGGGGGATGGGGGATATGGACGGGCTCGCCATCGGCAAGTGGACGTCGATGGAGGAGGACGATACCGGGCTCGCCGTCGAGGGAAAGCTGATCGCGCTCGATACGGAGCGGGGCAAGGTCATCCACTCCGCCATGCGCGAGCGCGTGCTCGACGGCCTGAGCATCGGTTACCGGGCCAAGGAATTCGAACTCGGCACAAAACCGACCGAGCCGCGCCGGACGCTGAAGAAGATCGATCTTTTCGAGGTTTCGGTTGTCCAGATGCCGGCCAACAGCGCCGCCCGCGTGGCGCAGGTGAAGTCGGCCGGAATCAGGACCATACGTGAATTCGAGGAGTTCCTGCGGGATGCAGGCGGCTTCTCGCATGCCGCCGCCAAGGCAATCGCGGCCGGCGGCTTCAAGGCTGCGGACCCTCGGGATGAGGCCAATGCTGACATCGCGGCGCTGATCCGCCGCAACATCGCAACGCTCTCCCGTTCACCGCAATAGAGGAGGTCCATATGGACCCGGAACTGAAGAAACTGCTCGAAGAGCAGGGCGCTACCTTTGACGCCTTCAAAAAGGCCAATGACGAAATGCAGGCCGAGATCAAGAAGCTCGGCAGCGCGGACACCGTGACCTCCGAAAAGGTCGAGAAGCTGAACGCCGCTCTGGACAAGCTTCAGGACGAGGCGAAGAAGCGCGCCGACGAAATCGAGACGAAGCTGAACCGTGTCGCGTTGGGCGGCGGCGGCGATGCCGACAAGGAAGAACGCAAGGCTGCGGCCACTTTCTCGGCAGAGCGCGGCGAGCAGATCGATCTTGAGGGCTATCGCGCCTACAAGGCCGGCTTCGTGGCTTACATGCGCAAAGGCGAACGCCTGACCGCTGAAGAGCGCAAGGCCATGTCGGTCGGCTCCGATCCGGACGGCGGATATACCGTCGTCCCCGACGTTTCCGGCCGCATGGTGAAGCGTGTCTACGAAACCACGCCGATGCGGCAGGTCGCGTCGGTTGTCACGATCGGCACCGACCGGCTCGAAGGCTTCAACGATCTGGGTGAGGGCGTCGCCGGCTGGGTCGGAGAAACGCAGGCGCGACCGGCGACGGCAACGCCGCAGCTCGGCAAGTGGGAGATCCCGGTGCATGAGCTATATGCGTTTCCGCAGGTCACGCAGAAGCTGCTCGACGATTCGATGTTCGATATCGAGGGCTGGCTGGCGGACAAGACGTCCGACAAGTTCGCCCGTACCGAGAATGCCGCTTTTCTCACCGGCGACGGCATTCTGAAGCCGCGCGGCATCCTGTCCTATCCGACGGCCGCCACCGCCGATGCGAGCCGGGCCTGGGGCACTTTCCAGCACATTCTCACCGGCACCGATGGCAGCTTCGGCACGACCACGAACGGCACCGACAAGCTGATCGACCTCGTCTATTCGCTCAAGGCGCAGTATCGCCAGAACGCGAACTTCATGGCGTCGAGGGCGACGGTCGGCGCCGTGCGCAAGCTGAAGGACGGTCAGGGCAATTATGCCTGGCAGCCATCCCTCTCCGCGCTCTCCGGTGGCACCATCCTCGGCTTCAACGTTGTCGAGGGCGAGGATATGCCTGCGGTCGCCGCTGACAGCCTCTCGATCGGCTTTGGAGACTTCCGCGAGACATACCAGATCGTCGATCGCATCGGCATCCGTGTGTTGCGCGACGCGCTCACCAACAAGCCCTATGTCGGCTTCTACACGACGAAGCGCGTCGGCGGCGCGGCGATCAATTTCGAATCGCTGAAGTTCCTCAAGTTCGGCGACTGATCTTTCGCACGCGCCATGGCCGGCACCGAAGATGCCGGCCTCCTGCCAGAAACCAATCTCAGAAGGAACTGCGGAGATGCACAAGCTATCCGATAATCTCGAATACCGCGTGGTCGGCGCTCCTGTCGCTGCTGCCAACAACACCGACAGCAATTCCTCACGCATCGACATGATCGACTACGAGTCCGTATCGTTCGTCGCCGTCGTTACCGATAGCGTCGCTACCGGCGTGGCAACCCTGAAAATCGAGCAAAACGACGCCGATAGCGACACCAGCATGGCGGAAGTCACCGGAACTTCGGTATCCGCCACCTGCGCCACAAACGACGACATCAACGACAAGGCCCTCGTTTCGGAAGTGTTCCGTCCGGCGAAGCGTTATGTTCAGGCCGTGCGCGTGTCCGCCACCGCGAATATCGCCTTCGGCTCCGTTATTGCCGTTCTCAGGCCCCGCGCGAAACCGTCCGTGCAGGGTGCCACGGTTCTCGGTTTGGCGTCAGCAGCGAACTGACCATCATGCGCGTCCGGGTTATCACGCCACCCGCCGCGATCGTGACGCCGTCGGCGATCGCCGGCAGTCATTCTTCGTCGGATGCCGCCGTCACCGCCATGATCCAGGCGGTGACGGAGGATATCGACGGGCCGGGAGGATGGCTCGGACGCGCGCTCGGCCCGCAGACGCTGGAGATCGTCGCGGGCTGCTTTTCGGAGATCGCCTGTCGCGGCGTAATCCGCCTCCCTTATCCGCCGCTGATCAAGGTGGAATCGGTCAAGTATCTCGATGCTGTCGGCGTCGAGCAGACGCTCGATGCAGGCGTGTATCGCGTGAACGAGACCTCGCTGATGCTCAGGCCCGGCGAAAGCTGGCCTGCCACAGGCTCATACGACGACGCCGTGCGGGTGCGCTTCAAGGCGGGCTACAACGGCTCAGCCGGCGCCACGGGCGGCGACATGCAGACCGGCCCTGTGCCGGAGAAGGCGCGGCAGGCAATCATCCTGTCGGTGCAGCATCTGAAGTCGCTGGGTGTGGAAAGCCTATATCTGCGCGCCGACGAGGTCGAGGATATCGGACGGCAGGAATTCACCCTGTCCGAGACGGCAGGCAAGGTCGTCGAGGCTTCCTGCGACCGGCTGCTGTCGACGCTGAGGATATGGACAGTATGACGCCGTCCACCGCGATCAGGTCTCTCGACCGGCAGCTGTCCCTGCATGGCTCCACGCTTGTCCTGAAACGCGGGGACAACCAGACGCCAAGCGCGACGGTCACGGTGAAGGGATATCAGACGTCGTTGCGGCCGGAAAAGTTCGTCGGCTCGTCGAAGCAGGGCGACAGCATGATCGTGCTCTCGCCGACCGGCCTCGGCGCGTATGGAGAACCTCTCGAGGATGAATGGGCCGTGTTCGGCGGCCGGACTCTCAGCATCTATTTCGTACGGCGTAAGCTGGTCGCAAACACGCTCGTCCGGATCGAGCTTCTGGTGCGTGGCTGATGGCGAAGTTCGAGACGTTCGACCGGGACTTGCGTCTTGCGATTGCGGACGTCGAGCCCGACCGGATCAACACCGCGCTGGCGAAATTCGCGCGCGAGGAGCTGGAGCGCGTCATCCAGCGAGGCGAGGGAAGCCCGTCTTACCGGCGCTATGTCAATCGCATCGAGGGCGCTCCGGAGACCGCCGTCCGTGCGCCCGGCCCGATCCTCTACGAATTCGTCTGGTGGAAGCCGGTGATCCTGTTCGCGCTGGCCGAACTGCAAAAGCGCAGCCCTCGCAAAAGCGGGCGGTTCGCATCCTCCTTCATCGTGATCAGCGGCGGCAGGATGCTGACGGATTTCGACGACATCCCCGCCGATGCCGAGATCATCGTCACCAATTTCCAGCCTTATATCCGCAAGGTGGAGGCTGGACTCCTCGGCGTCTCGCGCCGCCGCGTCTTCGACGGGACGAAGCGCATGATCAACAGCCGCTATGGTGAGATCGTGATCGCCGAGACCCGGTTTCTCAACATCGCGACCGGTGTTCATCCGTCCATTCCGTACATCCTGAAAGGCGGATCACCGTTGCGGTCTGCGTCGCGCTCCAGCCGTTCGAGCGCGTTTCGCGCAGGCCGCAGCTTCCTGGCGCCACGCAAGGACACTGCCGCGGGCCAAGCGCTGACCTATCCATCCGTCGTGCTCAACCTGAATCGCTGACCATGTCGAGCGCCGCCGCCTTTGCCGGGATCGAAAGCTATCTGCGGGCCAAGTGGACCGCGACGGCGATCTATTTCGAGAATGAGATCTGGAAGCTGCCGAATCCGCCGGCCTATTTCCTGCTGGTCGAGGTCTATGGCGATTTCTACGACCAGGCGTCGATCGGCGCCGACCCGCAGGATGGCAACCTGTTTCGCGAGAGCGGCCAGATCTATGTGCATGTGCTGGCACCGCGCGGCAAGGGGTCGGCGCAGGCCCGCACCTACGCCAAGCAGATCGTGGATCTGTTCCGCGGCAATGAGGAAGCAGGCGTGCGCCCGCGCGGCATGTCCATCGGGGCAGGCGAGCCCGGCGCCGAAGACGGCAACTTCTTCCGCATGACGGTGACAATCGACTGGGAAAGGGATGATTGATGGCTATCGTCGCACGTTCGTTCAACACGTTCCGTCGCCGTTGGGTGGCCGGAGAACCGGTTTCCGAAGCCGATGACCTGACGCCCCACACGTTCGACGACCTGGCCCGTCGTGGGTTTATCGATCGGCCGAAGGCGGTCGAAGCACCGACGCCGGCAGCGCCGCAGAAGAAGTCCAGGAAGTAACTCCACCATTCACCCTCAACGCCTGCCCGACCGTCCAGCGCATGCCTGGCGGCCCTTTCGCCATGGAGACATGACATGACCGATTCAAACCGCCTTCGCCTGACGACCATCCGCGAGCAGACTTTTGGCGTGACGCCTTCGCCGACGCCGCGCATGCGCACGGCACGCATCACCGGCGAGAGCCTGTCTTACTCGCCACAGTTCGTGAACTCGGAGGAACTGCGCGACGACCGCATGAGCTCGGACCCCATCAAGGTCAACGAGCAGAACCAGGGCGGCATCAATTTCGAACTGAGCTATCCGGTCGACAACAGCCCTTTCAGCGATTTCCTTCAGTCGCTCATGTACAATGCGTGGCAGAACACGCCGCAGCGCGACAATGACGGGACAGCGGACAGCGTGATCACCGGCGTTGCCGACACGACCGACGTCGTGACCGTGACCACTGGGGACGCCTTCGTGGCCGGGCATCTGGTTCGGCAGACCGGCTTCTCGAACGCGGCCAACAACGGTGTGTTCAAGGTGACGACTGGCAGCGCGACCGTTCCTGCCATGCTCGGCGCGAACTTCGTGGCGGAATCCGCTCCGCCCGCCGCCGCCCGCATGAAGGTCGTCGGCTTCGAGGGCGCTTCCGGCGACATCACGGCGCTTGCCGATGGCCTCGGCTCGACGTCGCTCGACTTCACCACGCTCGGCCTGCGCGCGGGCCAGTGGGTCAAGATCGGTGGCACCGCCGACGGGACCACATTCGCTTTCCTGGTGACGGCTGGCGCGACGGCACGCGGCAATGCATGGGCGCGCATTTCGGCCACGCCGACGGCGACGAAGTTGCCTCTCGACAATCTCCCGTCCGGCTGGACCACTGACAGTGGCACTTCGAAGACCATCCGCGTCTTCTTTGGCGACCAGATCAGGAATGGCGTGACCCGCTCGTCGCTGACAATCGAGCGCGGCTTCATGGGACAGACTGTTCCGACCTATATCGTGCAGCGCGGCATGATCGTCGGGCAGGGCGACCTGAGCTATACCACGGAGCAGATCATCACGGGCTCGTTCACGCTGCAGGGCCTTGCCGGCTCGCAGGGCACGACGTCCCTCGACGGCACGCCGGACGCGCCGACCACCAATCGCATCATGTCGGCCAACGTAAATGTCGGACGCATCTCCGAATCTGGCGCCGCCGTCGCCTCTCCGAACTTCGTCCGCAGCGCGCAGATCACGCACAACAATAATCTGCGGCCGATTACGGCGGTCGGCAATGTCGGCGCGGTCGATATCGGTGTCGGCGAATGCCAGGTCGAGGGAACGCTCGAAACCTATTTCGGCTCGAATGCGCTGCTGGCGAAACTGCTGGCGGGCGACGCCGGCAGCATCAACCTGCGCACGGCGAAGGACGGCCAGGCCGTCATCGACGCATTGCCGCGCGTGACCTTCACCGGCGGCGCACCATCGGCCGGCGGCAAGAACCAGGATGTGATGATCTCGCTGACGTTCCAGGCGTCGAAGGACACGCTGACGGCGGCGCATCGCGTCATCGACCGGGTCGAGTATTTCGAGGCCTGATCCAGAGTTCCGCCGACACGGAACGAGTTACGCGCGTAAGTGCGGCGGCGTTGTCGGACGTCGCCGCATCCCCTTCCGACAAAGGATTTCTTCCATGACCATCAAGCTTTCCTCCCTCAAGGTCGATCTTGAGCGCGAGAAGACCGGCGACTGGATTCCCTATCCCGAATGGCCAGGCGTCGAGTTCAACGTGTCGTCATTGCTGGTGCCAGATTTCATCACGGCGCGGAACGCCATGAACAAGCGGCTGGCGAAATCGTTCAAGGGAACCGACATTCCGGAGAGTGTGCGCACCACGGAACTCGGCAAGATCCTTGCGAGGCATGTGCTGCATGACTGGCGCGGCCTCGACGAAGCCTACTCATCCGAACGAGCGACAGAGGTGATGTCGGATTGGGCCTATCGCGAGGTCATAAACGCGGTGCTTTACTGCGCTTCCCTGATCGGCCAGAGCGACGCGGAGTTCGTGGAGGATGCGGGAAAAAAGTCCGGGCCCAGCTCCGCTGGCGCCTCGACGGACAAAAGCAAGCCGACTGGCTGAGCAAGCTCGCGGAGGAATTTCCCGGCGAGATTCCCGACACTGACCTTGCCGAGATGCCAGAGGATGCGGAGCCCGAAGACTGGCATGCTCCGCTCTGGCAGGCTTGGGAAACCCTGCGCTACGACCGGCCCTATCTCGCCATGGGCGGCGAAATGCCGGTGACCTTTGCCGCGATCAACGCCTATGCCGCCCGCTACGGCATCGTCGGGCAGGATTTCGACGAATTCTTCACCCTCTTCCGCGCCATCGACGACGAGTGGCTGGCATGGGTGACGGAGAAGGCGAAGGAAGAGCGGGCGCGGGAAGAGGCGAAGCGGAAGCGGTGATCAGCACCGGTAGATGTCGCCGGTCTGCATCACGCCGACACCGTAGGAAAAGCCGCTGGGGCCGGTCGTGATGACGTGCGTCCCGCCCTTCTTGATCGCCAGGTTCCGAAGATTTGTCGTAGCGTCCTTCTGAGCCGATGCCACGTCGAGCATGATTGGTGCACTTACCGTCTCCTGACCTATAAGTCTGCACCCCGCAACCAGCCCGGCGTTGCTCGTCAGGATGACTTTCTCGGCGCCGGGCTGGGCGGAAACACATCCAGCCAGTGCAAAACACCCAAGAACAATCGATCGTCTCATGATCCGTCCCTCGCCGCCTCACGATAACAACCTTCCCTTGAAAGTCCAATGACCGTCAAACTCAGCGCTCTGCGCGTCAGCGCCGATATGGATGCTGCCGGCTTCACGGCCGGCGCGCGTTCGCTCGAACAGTCGAGTGCGCGCGCCGGTGCGGCCGTGACCGGCCTTGGGCAGACGGTTCAGCAGACCGACACCAAGGTCAGTCAGGCCGGAAACGGCATCCATCGCCTGTCGATGCAGTATGTCCAGGGCTTTGCCAACCAAGTGAAGTACGAACAGGGCCTGCGCCGCATCAACATGGCGTTGGAGACAGGTCAGATCAGTCTGGCGCAGGCGGAGGCGCTGATAGCCGGCATGACGCAGAAGCTCGCGTTTGCCGGCAACGCCGCAGAGTTGGCGGCAAACGGTCACGTCCGGTTGGCCGGCGTCGTTGCCCAGGTCAACCATAATCTAAACGTTGAGACGGGCCAGATCGACCTGAATACTGCCGCCCTGGTGCGCAACAGCGCAGCCGCCAAGGCTGCACAGGCGGCAAACGACAACAGCTCGCGCTTCCGCCGGCAGAACCTTGGCTATCAGCTCATGGACGTGGGCCAGATGGCCGCGCTTGGGCAGAACCCGGCTATGCTGCTCATGCAACAGGGCCCGCAGATCGCACAGATTTATGCTGGCAATGGCGGCGTCAACGCGGCCTTCAAAGACCTCGGCACCATTCTCGGTGGCATCGTAACAAAGATCGGTCCGCTTGCCGCCTTGGCCGGCGTTGCTGCTGCCGGCTTCTTCGGCCTCCAGCAGGCCATTCAGGATGCGACAGGTCAGGCCGTCTCGTTCGGCGACACCTTCAAGGCAGTGTTCCAAGTCATCGGCGGCTACATCTACGACGAGCTTGAGCCAGCGATCACGGCCATTGCGCCGTACTTCGAGGCGGCATGGGAGGCGGTGAAAGAGTACACGGCCGATGCGTTCAATTTCATAGTCGCGACCGTCGTATCGCAGGCTCAACTCGTTGGAGCCGGCGCGCAAGCCATCGTCATCGGCTGGCAGGCGGCCTACGACATCATCAAGACGGTGTGGAACAATCTTCCGCAGATCATGGGTGATCTGACCATTCAGACTGCGCAGGCTGTGGTCGACGGCACCGAGACGATGATCAACGAGGCGATCGGCCTCGTCAACAAGTTGATCGAGACGGCGAATATAGCTTTGACGGCGCTTGGCGCGGATGGGATCAAAGCGCTTTCCGATGTCGATTTCGGCGAGATTACCAACCCTTGGAAGGGCGAGGCCGCCGCGACGGCCGATGCGATCAAGGATCGCTTCGGGCAAGCCGCCAGCGATGTTGAAAAAGCCTTCACCGAAGCAGGCAAGAAGGCCGGCGAGGCGTTCAACACTGATTTCGCAGGATCGTTCTTCGATGACGTTTCGCAGCAGGCGGTCAAGAACATGGAGGATCGCCTACGTGATCTGAAGAAGGAAGCGAAGGACGCCAAGGACGCTGCCGCCGAACTCAAGCGCCAGTTCGACGCATTCCAGGGCCGCGCCGACAACCTGCTGGAGCAGTATTTCCCCGGCGAGGCTGCGCGTCGCGAGGCTGAGGAGCTTATCGGCCTTCTCGACCGGTTCGGCGAGAAGCTGGACGGTTTCCAGCGCGCCGCCGTCGAAGCCCGCGTCGACGAGCTGTTTCTCGCCTCTGCGCTCGGCGTGCGCGACCTCGGCAAGGAGACGGACAAGACCGCCGACAAGTTCGGCAAGCTGAAGGACAAGGGCAAGGAGACGGCCGAAGCCCTGAAGGACGGTTTCGCCGGCTTCCTTGAGGACCTGTTCACCGGTCGCGATCTGCTGGAATCGCTCGTCAGCCTTGGCGCGCGACTGGCGTCGATGAATTTCGACAACGTTGCCGAAGGCCTGTCGAACTGGATGAGCGGCAAGGGTTTTGCGCTCGACGCGCCGTCGACGAAGACGAATATCCCGGCCGCGCGTGCTACCGGACAGGAGATCGGCAAGGCAATCGTCCCTGTCATCCAGCAGGTCACCGAAGGTCCGGTATGGGAACGGCAGGGCCGCGGCGGCATTCCGGGCATGCCCGCCGCGATCCAGACGGGCAAGGCCATGGCGCAGGGCGTGGTGCCGGCCATTCAGGAGCCGTTGAACCGACAGGTCGATGTTATCGCCGGCGCGATCAGGAAGATCGAGAGCGGGAACAACTACGGCGCTGTCGGCATGCAGACGAAGTATGGAAAGCCGCTCGGCGCCTATCAGATCCTCGAAAGCAATCTGCCGCAATGGTCGCAACAGGCTCTCGGGCGCGTTGTTTCGGCGTCGGAATTCCTCGGCGACCGCCTTGTCCAGGATCAGGTAGCCTACTTCCAACTGACGAAGCTGCTCCAGAAATACAACGGTCGTTTTGAGGACGTCGCGGCGGTCTGGAATTCCGGCCGGCCGCTCTCCCAGTCGGGAAGTATCGTCGATCCCTATAACGGACAAAGCGTCAACGCCTATGTCAGCAAGGTGATGGGCGCGGTGAAATCCGGCTCGCAGCAGGGAACGCAATCGGGCGCACAGGCCGGAACGCAGAAGGGGACCTTGGACGCATGGGCCGGCCTGCGCGAGGTTTCGACCGGAAAGCAGGGCGCTTCTGGCGGCGTCGGCTTCGGGCAGACTGCGCTCGGTCTTCTGAGCGCGGGCCTCGGCGGCTTCTCGACGGGGTACCAGTCGGCCAGTCCGCTGATGGGCGCGCTCGGCGGCGCGGTGCAGGGTTTCGGCGCCGGCATGCAGATGACGGCCGTGCTCGGCTCGATCGCCGGACCAATCGGCGCGGTCGTCGGCGGCATTGCCGGCCTGATCGGCGGGCTGATGGGCGCGCGGGCCAAGCTGAAGGCGGCGAAACGCGAACTCGAAAAGCAGATGAACGCGATCAACAACCTGCTCGCTGTCGGCGAGGGCAGGGGTATCGGCGTTCTCCAGAAGCAGCTTTCGGACTATCTCGGCGAGATCGACAAGGCGGTCAGCCTCGCGTGGAAGGCCAAGAACTTCGATCTGGTCGACCGGCTGCACCAGTCGTGGAACGCGATGTTCCTGCGTCTGCGTCGCGACTTCTACGACGCCCTGCCGGGCCAGCTTGAGGCCTACTCCTCCGGCTACGGCACAGACAGCCCGCTCTATCAGGGCTCGAAGGCGATGCGCGATCTCCGCGAGGAGCTGCGCACCATGCTCGCCGACGTCGCCTACTTCACCGAGGAGACGATCAACAAGATCGACCGCGCATCCGTGTCGGCCGAAGAGGCGGCGCGGCTGGAGGCCGAACTTCGGGAAATGGGCGACCGCGACATGGCCGCCGCGACCGAGGCCGCCAAGCGCATGATCCTCGCCTTCATCGGCGGCCGGCAGGAGTTCACGGAGTACGAAAGCGCGGTGCAGGCCGTGCAGGGCGCGGTGAAGGCCGCGCAGACGGCGCTGGAAGAACTCGGCATGTCGGCCTTCGCCGCTGCGGAGGCGCTGGACAAGCAGCTGAACGCCGCTCTGGCGAAGCTCAGATCGGCCTTCCTTGACGACATTTCGGCGTCGCTCTACGAGCTTTCCGATCTCGGCTACTTCAACGATCTGCTCGATGCGCAGAAGCGGTACAATGATCGGCTTCGCGACGCGGCGGCGCTCGGTCTGTCGGCCGATCTCGCGAACCGGGAACTGGCGCTCTCGCTGCGCAACATCGTCAAGGAAGCAAAACTTACCGACGACCAGATCAGGCAGCTTGCCGCCGCCATGCCGGAGCTTTCCGCCTCGCTGATGGGCTTGATCGGCATGGGCGAGGGTGGCGACACGGCGCAGGCGCTCGCCGACGCGCAGGCCAAGGTGGAGGACGCCAAGGCCGCGCTGCGCTCGGCTTACGAGAAAGAGCGGTCGGAAATCGAGAGCACGATCTCGCGGCTAAAATCGTTCACCGAGGGCATCCGGAATTTCCGGGACAGCCTGAAACTCGACAAGCAGCTTTCTCCCTACTCGCCCTACGAGCGGCTGATGGAGGCGCAGCGGCAGTTCAACGAAGTGTCCGCCAAGGCGCTCGCCGGCGACGAGACGGCGCAGGGCAGGCTGGAAGAGGTCAGCCGGGCCTATCTGGAAGAGGCGCGCAGCTACTACGCATCGTCGGAAGCCTATTTCCAGATCTTCGAACAGGTTGATGCGACGCTGGAACAGGCGCTCGCCAAGGCCTCGTCGCAGCTCTCGGCAGCCGAGAAGCAGCTTTCCGCGCTGGAAAAACAGGTCGGCAAGCTGATCGACATCGACGACGGCGTGAAGAGCGTGGGCGCAGCCATCGCCGACCTGAAGGCCGCGCAGGCGGCGGAAGCGAGCGCGCAGGCGGCAGACGACGCCTATAAGAACACCGTGTTTCAGGAGATGCTGGCGGTGCTCAAGGCGCAGCTGGCGGCACAGAACGCGGCGGCCGTGGCGCAGCAGCAGGCGTCGACCGCCTCGACCGCGAACTACTCGTCGACCGATCCGGTGGCGAACCTCTATCGCTCCATCCTCAAGCGCGAGCCGGACCCTGTCGGCTACGCCTTCTACAGTGGCAACCTCAATGCCGGATTGACGACGCTGGCGGGCATCGAGGCCGATCTGAGGAAGCATGCGGCCGGCGCCGGTATGGCGTCGGGCGGATGGGTGACGGGCGGCGTTCCCGGCATGGACAGCGTCCTGAAAAGGCTGATGCCCGGCGAGTTCGTCATGCCGGCGGCGCAGGCGCAGCGGTACCGCCCGGAGATCGAGGCGATGCGCGGCGGCTGGTATGCCGCCAACGACAATTCGGCCGTGGTCAAGGCCATCCAGGCCATGCAGCGGCAGTTCGCCGACATGATGCAAAGGCTGATCCAGATCGAGGCGATGTCCGGCCGCGAGAACGTGCAGGCGACCCTTGAGGCCGCCGCCGCGCTCCGTGAGCAGGGCAGGAACGCCGAGTTCCGGTCGCGACAGAAGAAGGCGGCTTGAGCATGGCTGACGCTCCGACCTACCTGCTGGAGATCAGCGCGCTCGACGGGAGCAACAATCCCGTCACGCTGCGCTATTCGACCGGCGGCTACAACACGCTGCCGACGGACACGCCTTCGAACGCCTATTACGAGGATCGCATCAACGATCCCGGCAAGTTCGAGCAGGCGCTTTTCTCGTCCGGCCGGACCATGGGGGAGGCGTCGATTTCCTACGGCGACATCCGCCTGTCGAACGCCGACGGCGGGCTCGACCATCTGCTCGGCCATTCCTTTGACGGCAGGCCCTTCCGGCTGCTTCGCCTCATCAATGATCGGGCGCCGTATTCGTCCGCCACGGTCGTTCTCGTCGGCACGGTCGAAGGCGTCGACAGTTCGCAGGCATGGACGTATCTGGCGCTGCGCATCTACGACCGCCGCCTCGATCTCGACCGGCCCGTGCAGACGGTGCGCTATGCCGGCACGACGCTTTCCGGCGGGCCTACGGCGGAAGGCAACGAAGACCTGAAGGACACGCCGAAGCCGCTGCTGTTCGGCCGCTGCTACAACGTCCCGGCTCCCTGCGTGAACCCGTTCGACCTGATCTATCAGGTGCATGACGGGCTGATCAGCGCCATTCAGGTCTATGACGGGGGCGTGCCGCTCACCTTCGCGGCGAACTATCCCGACCTTCCGACATTGCAGGCCGCGAGCCTCCGGCCGGGCAAATATGCGACCTGCATGGCGCTCGGGCTTTTCCGTCTCGGCGGAGAGCCGGAATTCGTGGTCACGGCAGACGTCACGGCCCCGGCCGACTATGCCAATATCTGCCCCGGCGCAGTGGCGCGCGCGATCATGTCGCGCATGGGGATCGCGAACGGCGACGTCGTGACCAGCGCCTTCAACGCGCTCGACGCGGCAGCGCCCTACGATTGCGGCATCTGGATCATGGACGACCGCACCGGCCTGTCGGCGATCAGCGCCATTCTGTCGTCGGTCGGCGCGGCCGTGATCCCGAACCAGCTCAACCAGTTCACCGTCTACCGCATGGAGGCTCCCGGCACACCAACGGATGAACTGACGGAATACGAGATCGAACAGGACGGCGGCGTGCTCGGCTTCAGCCGCAACCCGGACACCGACAAGGGCCTGCCGTGCTGGCGTCTCACGCTGACCTGGCGCCGGATTTACCAGACGATGGACGATTCCGGCGTCGCCGGCTGCGTCGATGCCGACTTCCGGACCTTCCTCGCCAAGGAAACCCGCGAGATCAAGGTCGAGGACGCGGCCGTGAAGGCGCGCCATGCGCTGGCGCCGGAACTCGCCATCGAGACCCTGCTGAACGTCGCGGCGCACGCGCAGGCCGAAGCGACGCGGCGTTTCGCGCTCTACAGCGCCGAGCGCGACGTGCCGGTCTTCAACGTGCCGGTGGACGAGGCCCCGGCGATCGGCTCGACGGCGACGATCCGCATCGAGAACGGCCGCCTCGGCTATGGCGATGGCAAGGCGATGGTCGTGATCGGCCGCACGCTCAACCTCGCCGACGAGAGCGTCAACGTGGTGGCCTGGGGCTGATCCATGGCCGATACCAACATTCTGGTGACGTCGGCGACGGCGGTCGGCGGCGTGCAGCAGATCGTCCACAAGGCGACGACCGATTTTGCCGGCGGCGGCTGCCTCACCTATCTGGCGCTGATCGGAATCGAGGTCTGGTCGGCCGCGTCGAACAACCGCGCCGCCGCCAGCAAGGTCGGCGAGATCACCCCGGGCGGACAGTTCGTCCAGACCGGCCTTGGCCGCAATGTGACGCGCTGGTCCTGGTATCGCGCCCGCGACGCCTCGGACAACCTTGGCGACTTCTGGCCCGTCTCGGCGACCGCAGGCATCGCCGCCACCACGAGCAATCAGGTCCCGCCAGCCGGGAGCGTCGGGCCGGAGCAGACGGCGTCGAACTTCGCGACGCTTTCGGCCCTGTCGGCCAATCTCGGCACGATCATCGCCGGCTTGTTGCAGGCCGTCACCGTCGAGAGCAGCACCATCACGGGCAATACGATCCGCACGGCAAACAGCGGCCGGCGCATCGAAATGACCGCGCTGGACAACTTTATCCGCGTCAGGAACGGAGCAGGCCAGACGGTCGCATCGCTCGGCGAGTTCACGCTCGTCCCCGGCTGGACGACGACGCTGCTCAGCGTGATCATCGAATCGGTGAACGCGGCCGTCGCCTTCCAGAACACCGGAACCGGGCCGGCGCTCGTCACCATGGGCCAGCTCTGGTCGCGCGGCAACGGCAACAAGGGCGCGTTCCGGATCACGCATGACGGCGTCGGCGCCGACGCGCACGGCATCTGGTTCGACATCGGCCCGACCAGCAATCAGGGCGGCGCGGGTGTGCTCGGCGTCAGCCAGGCGGGCGGCGGATACTGCCTCTACATGAACCGGGGCGGCATCGGCCCGTTCACCGGCGCTCACCCCGGCATGATCGCGAAGGATGACGTCACCGAGATCGGCGACATCGTGATCGACCGGCGCGTGCTGGCGCGCATCGATATCGACAACACCGTGACGGAGGTCGAGCGTTCGCGCCGGGCGGGGCAGCTGAACGCGATCGGCGTCGTCTCGCGGCGCGTCAGCGACTGGTCCGTCGAGGATCTGAACCTGCCGCCTCCGCTGAAGCATCTGGCCGCCAGCCATGACTACGCGGTCATCAACGCCCTTGGGGAGGGGCAGATCAATGTCTGCGGCGAGGCCGGCAATCTGGAGCCGGGCGATTTCATCTGCGTGTCGGGCATGCCGGGCAAGGGGATGCGCCTCGATCCGGATACGCCCCTAACGCTCGCCGCGCTCTCCAGCATCGTCGCCCGCGTGCGCGAGCCCGTGACCTTTTCGTCCGCTTCCGAATGGAAGCGCGTCGCCTGCATCTATCTCTGCGGTTGAGGCATGTCCGACAACATCATCCTGCTCTACGGCAACCATGCCGATGCCGGCGTGCTCTCCGGCGGCGGCTGGTTGCCCACAAACCCGCTGTCAAACCTACAGAAACGGGCGCTGAGACGCGTCGCGCAGTCGGTGGACGTGCAGCCGTCCAACACGATCATCAACGTCCAGCTGGCCGGCCCGGCGACGCTGAAGTCCATTGCGCTCGGACCGGGCAACATCTCGCCCGGCTACAGCTACCGCATCAATTCCGAGACGACGGATACCGGCTGGGTGCTCGGCGCGACGCGGGCCGAATGGAACACGCTGACGTGGGAAGACCCGAACTACTGGACCGGCATTCCGTCGTGGGAGGATGCCGAGCGCGGCATGTGGCTGATCCACGTCTTCGACGTCCCGGTGACGTCGATGTACTGGCAGATCGAGATCGACGATCAGGCAAATCCGGCCAATTTCCTGCGCTTCGGCCGGCTGTTCATGAGCCGGTTCTGGCAGCCATCCATCAACTACGGCTTCAGCAACAACGGCCTGTCATTCAAGGATGCGAGCCTGAAGTCGACGACGCTCGCCGGCAACAAGCATTTCTGGCGGCGAACCAATCCGCGCGTCTTCCGCTTCGGCTTCGACTACATCCCCGAGGCTGAACTTTTTGACAAGGGCTACGAATTCCAGCGCATCGCCGGCTATGACGGCGAGGTCTTCGTCATCGCCGATCCGGGCGACGGACTGAATATCCAGAAGCGCTCTTTCCTCTCCACCGCGAACACCATGGACCCGCTGTCTCAAGCCGTCTTCGGATACGGCTCGACGGCATTCGAACTTGAGGAAGTCATCTGATGTCGATCCCCGCCGAAGTCCAGGAAGCGCTCGACCGCCTGCTACTCTACAATTCGAACCCGGTTTCCGGCGGCAATCCGTACGGCCTCGCCAATTACGGCAACCTCGTCAACGTGCCGTTGATGAACGAGGACTGGGTAACGGTGGCGAGTTGGTTCGGCCAGACGGGCGGCTTGCCGGGTCCGACGGGACCGACGGGACCGACCGGATCGACTGGACCGGAAGGGCCGACGGGGCCGGCAGGGCCGACGGGAGCGACAGGTCCTGCCGGTGCGACTGGACCAGAAGGGCCGACGGGGCCGACGGGGCCAACAGGGCCGACCGGCGGCACAGGCGCTCCCGGCGCTACCGGCGTCACGGGTCCCGCAGGTCCGACCGGCCCTACCGGCCCCACGGGTCCACAGGGGGAAGGCCTCCAGATCGACGCCGTCGTTGCTACCACGGGCGCGCTGCCTTCGCCTCCGGGCGAGGGGGTCGGCGCAACCTATCTCGTCGAGGCCGACGACCATCTCTATGTGTGGAACGGTTCGTCATGGACGGATGCCGGTGGTATCGCAGGCGTTGCCGGCCCCACGGGGCCGACCGGACCTACGGGCGGCACGGGTCCCGCTGGCGCGACTGGACCTACCGGCCCAACGGGTCCAGAAGGCGACGTTGGTGCAATTGGCGCAACCGGCCCGGTAGGACCGACAGGTCCGACTGGTCCGACCGGCCCGCAGGGCGACATCGGCCCTGCGGGTGCGACGGGACCATCGGGATCCGGCGGAGCGGTCGGCGCTACCGGCCCCACGGGGCCGACAGGACCTGCCGGTGCGACGGGACCAACAGGGCCGACAGGTCCGAACCTGTTGCGCGACAATGTCGAAAATCAGGGGCCGATTACGGGCGGTGCGAGCGTCACGTCGAAGTCGCTCGGCACGATCACGACCGGGACGGTGACGCTTGACATGGCCGACCGCCCGATCCAGCACTACGTCAATAATGGCGCGCATACGCTCAATCCTGGTGCCGTCGTTGGGGCGATCATCCTTGACATAGAAAATGGCGCTTCGGCCGGTGCGATTACCATCTCGAACTGGACCGAGACGGACGGCGACCCATTCACCACGACCAATGGTGACAAGTTCCGCTGTCACGCTTCCGTCGGGCCGAACGGCACAATGCTAATCATCAAGAAAATGGGGTGATCATGCGTCTCCACGTCGTATCGCTGCCGCACACGCAAGCGACGGCCGACTTTCCTTCCTGCGCGTTCACGCAGAAGGTCAGGCGCTTCTGCCGGATGATGTCCGACCGTGGCCACGAGGTGTTGCTCTATGCCGGCGAAAGGACAGACGCGCCCTGCGTCGAGCTGATCCCCTGCATTTCCGAGAACAAGCGCCGCAAGATGGTCGGCGGCAGGCACTACACCGAGGCCGACTGGTCGCATCCCTACTGGAACGGCTTCAATGCCCGCGTGATCGACGCGATGGAGGAACGGCTCGGCTTTCGCGACTTCATCTGCCTGATCGGCGGCTGGTCGCACAAGCCGATCGCGGACGCCTTCCCGAACCATGTCTCCGTCGAGTTCGGCATCGGCTATGCCGGCACCTTCGCCAAGCATCGCGTCTTCGAGAGCTATGCGTGGATGCACATGGTCTACGGTGCGCAGGCCGGTAATCCCGGCGCGGCCGACGGCCAGTGGTTCGACGCCGTCATTCCGAACCAGATCGAGGACGGGCTCTACGATCTGCCGCGCGAGCGGGGCGACTATGCCCTCTATGTCGGCCGGATCACGGATCGCAAGGGATACCGGATCGCGCAGGAGGTGTGCCAGGCAAAGGGCCTCGACCTGATCCTCGCCGGGCCGGGCGGCAGGAGCGGCAAGGGCTATGGCCGCTTCGTCGGCGAGGTCGACGCGGCGACGCGCGCGACGCTGATGGCCGGCGCGCGATGCCTGTTCGCCCCGACGATCTATGTCGAGCCGTTCGGTACGGTGACGATCGAGGCCATGGCCTGCGGCACGCCGGTCATCTGCACGGACTGGGGCGCCTTCACCGAGACGGTGGAGCATGGCGTCCACGGCTTCCGCTGCCGGTCCTTCGCAGAGTTCTGCAGTGCTCTCGACTGCGCTCCGGCGCTCAACCACGAGCGCATCCGCGACGACGCGCACCGCCGCTTTTCCATGGCGACGGTCGGCGAGCAGTACGAGCGCTATTTCAACCGCCTCGCCACGCTGTTCGGCAAGGGCTGGTATCAGGAGGCAGCGTGATGCTGCTCACGGCCCTGCCGTTCTGGAAGCCGAAATCCGGCCCCTTCATTGCCGCCATCGGCACCGTCGCCAAGGGGAGCGGGAACGCGGTCAGCGTCAGCCCGCCGGCAGGCGCGCAGGCCGGCGATCTGCTGCTCTGCATCGTCGGCACGGAAAACGGCGGCCAGACCGCGCCGTCCGGATATTCCGAGCTGTCGAACAGTCCGCAGGGCAACGGCACGTTCGCGACCTCGACCCGGCTTGGCGTGTTTTCGAAGGTGCATTCCGGGTCCGAAAGCGCGGTCACGGTCGGCCTGTTCGGCTCGCACACCATCGCGGTCATCATCGCGATCCGGAACGCCAACACCACGATCAACGTCAACACCGGCAGCAATTCCGGCTCTTCCACCTCCGTCTCCTGCCCGACCGCTACGACGACGGTGGACGGTTGCCTCGTGCTCGCCATAGTGGCGTTCTCGAACGCGACGACGGTCGGTTCGTGGGCCAACGCCAATCTGGCCGACTTCGCCGAAATCCTCGACGACAACACGACGGACGATGACGACGGCGGCTTCGCCATCGCGGCCGGCTACAAAGTCACGGCGGGCGCGACCGGAGCGACCACGGCAACCCTTGCCTCTGCCAGCACGCAGGGTCGCATGACGATCGGCATCGCGCCGGCCTGACCGGCAATCCACAACCCGAAAGGAAACGACCATGGCATGGCGGCTTGCACGCAGCCTTGAGACGTTGCGCGCGCAGATCAACGCGCTGTCTCCGAACCGCTCGAAGGCGAGCGACGGCACCATCGGCGATGCAGCGCATTCGGCGCGCACGTCCGACCACAATCCGGACGGCGGCGGCGTCGTGCGGGCGCTGGACCTGACGCACGACGTCGGCCACGGCATCGACAGCAACAGGCTGGCGAAGGCCCTGATCGCCTCGCGCGACCCGCGCATCAAATATGTGATCTCGTTCGGGCAGATCGCCTCCGGCGCGGCCGGGCCAAAGCCATGGGCATGGCGGCCGTACACCGGCAAGAACCCGCACAATCACCATGTCCATCTGTCGGTCGTGGCGGGCAAGGCCGGCGACGACACGACGCCGTGGGATCTGTCGGCCTTCAGCGTCGCGCCGGCCAAGGCTGCGAAGCCGGTCAGCAAGTCCGTCAATCCGCTGCTGGTGAAGGGCAACAAGGGCGCGGATGTCGAGCGGCTTCAGAAGCTGCTCAACGCGGCCGGCGCGCAGCTCGTCGTGGACGCGCATTTCGGCGACCGCACCGAGGCCGCGGTGAAGGCCTTCCAGCGCAAGGCAAAGCTCGTCGTGGACGGCAGGGTCGGCGCGCAGACGTGGGCGGCGCTCGCCACCTGAACCGCGCCCGGCCGGTCGCCGGGCATCCTCCCTCCACAGGAACCGTGCCATGAACTCCAATCTGTTTCACAACATCGCGAACATCCTGATGATCCTGATCGCGGGCGCGACAGCCGTGCTCACCGCCATGGGCTGCACGACGCTGCCGAACGGCGATCTGGAATGCTCGAAGATCGCGTTCCTCGATCCGACCTGGGCGGCCCTCGCCATCACGGGGCTCGGCGTGCTGAAGATGATCGTCAACGTCGTGCGCGACGGCTTCGGCGGTCTCACCAAGCAGCAGCCGCCCGTCCAGTGATCCCATGTGGATGCTCGTTCTCAAGGCCGTCCTGACCATCCTGCCGATCATCGTGCAGGCGGTGCGGGACGGCCGCATCAGAAAGGCCGCCGAAGATGAAGTGCTTGCCGAACTTGGGCGCGCTCACAAGGCGCGCGTCGACGCCGCTGCTGCTGCTCGCGATGACGTGCTTGCTGGCAGGGTGCCAGTCGATCCTTACGACCCGAACCGCCGCGACTGAGGCGAACGATTTCAACATCGCCGACCTCTGCGCCCGCGCGTGGCGGCCGGTGACCTGGTCCGGCCGGGACACCGAACAGACGCAGCTGGAAGTCAGGGCGATCAACTCCGCGCGAGCGACGTTCTGCGGCGAGGCGAAGCCGTGAGCGACGACTGGCGCCTGATCTTCTCCGTCTACGCCGTCGCCGTCGCCGCGATCGGCGTGGCGCTCGTCGTCTTCATCTAGCAGTGCAGAAAGGGCGGCCCCATGACGCTCCATGAATTCCTCCAGTCGATCGGCATCGATTCGACCGTGTTCGTCGCCGGAGGCTTCGGCGGCATCATGCGGGCGCTGTCGCGAAAGCGGTTCAAGATACGGGAGATGTTCGCTTCGCCGATCTGCGGCGCGCTGGCGGCAGCCTATCTGACCGTGCCGGCGATACACTACATCAAGGCCACGGGCTGGCCGTTGCCGGCGGAGGATCAGCCGGTGCTGCTCGCCTCGGCGTTCCTGATCGGCACATGCGCCATGTGGATCAGCGATATCGTGTTCGAGATCATCGTGCGGCGGTTCAAGCCGCGGGAGGATGACGGAACGTAGGATATTCGCGCAGGAGCGCGTCTCCGTGCCGGCCGGATGCCGGTTGATCCCCACCATCAGAACGGCCGTCGCGTTCCCGTCCGGGCGCGGTGGCTTTTTTGCGTTATCACATAGCTGTGATGCCGCAACATTCATGGAAAGTTCACGTTCTATTCGCTATTGACGCCAAAACGTACAATTTGTATAGGACGTACGCAATGCACAAAATGTACAACAAGGCAGAGACAGGATCAGCTATGACCATGCTGACCACTTACACAGCATCGGAGGCTCGCACCAAATTCGCAGATATCTTCAATGAAGCGCTCTACGGGAAGCCCGTAGTCATCGACCGGCAGGGGCGGAAGGTGGCAGTTGTACCGCTAGCAGTTCTGGAGCGTTTGGCCGAATTGGAAGCTTGGGTTGATAGTGTTCATGCCCAGGAAGCGCTTGATGAGTTCCGTCAATCGGGAGGGAGAACCATGGAAGAGATCGAGAAGGAGCTAGATCTTGACTAGCTCCCAACCAGGGAGGGGACATGTTGCCCGCCACCGATGTAATTCTCGCGCCCGCTGCGGAGCGCGAGCTTAAAAAGCTTACGAAAGATCGCCAGAAAGACGTTCTTGCCGCACTGAAGCGGCTCAGAGATGGCTCGGAGACCCTTGAGATCGAGAAGATCAAAGGGCATCCGAGCTTTTTTCGTATCAAGGCCGGGACTGAAATGCGGGTCATATTTCACCCGTTAACGACGACTCGGTGCGTCGTCCTCGTTATTCGCGACAGGAAGGAA